GACTTCGAACTGCCAGTAAAGTGCTTTGTACCCGCTGGGCAGCCGGAACATCTGGGCCGACTTGGTCATCTTCTCCTCGAACCTAAGAGGCAACCCATCCTCGATCTGGTCGGAGTGATCTCCCGCATACATGCGGAACACCGTGTCGTTGGGCTCGCCCGGTTGGGTCGTCGGGTAGGCCGGCGTCCAGTAGACCTTGGCCGCACCCAGGTTCGACAGGTACTGGGTCTGGAACATTTTGGAACGCCAGATGTACTTCGCCTGGTTCTGCTCGTTGCGGATGTCGACGAGGTACACGATCCCGTTGCGCAGGGTCATCGCCTCGCCGTTGAACATGTCGTTCATCAGATTAGCAACTTCGGTACCCGCGCCAGGCTGGAGCACCGTAAGCGCGACCCGTGGATCCGACATCGAAAGAATGATCCCCGACCGCGTGCCGAAGTGCGACTTGGGTTGATACGCCGTGTCAACCACGCCCACCGTGGCAGGCTGGTCGAGCACCTGGAAAGTATCTTCCTGGAACACGCTCGGCGTATCGATCGAGTAGGCGTAATAACAGTTACTCAGAATCGCCGCGCACACGCTGTCGAGATGCAGCAGGCTGTACCACTGATCCTTCAGAATAAAATCCTTGGTGATGTTCTGCGCCCCGGAAGCCGTAATATTGATCAGCCCGTTGGGCGAACTGTAGAGCACCGAGTTGGGCGTGTTCACGACCGACAGGCGCGACGTGCACGGTTCCAGCGGCTGGATGACTGCCAGCGCCATCGCCGACGGTTCAATGCCGGTGGCCGACCACGGATTGCCTTCGGTCATGATGATCAGCGTCTGACCCAGCACGCCCAGGCAGACGATGTTATTGGGCACCGCGATCATGTATTTCAGCGGCCAGGCGTGCGGATAATAGGGCTCGCAGAACCACACCTCGTTGAACCGCCAGCCGGCCACCATGCCGTTGGGCATACTGACCAGTCCCTGGAGATCGGCCGGAGGCGCGTACCAGTCGAGCGAACCAAGCTCCTCGTTCAACGTGATCAGCGCGTCGCTTAAAGTATCATCATAAGTAAGCGTCGCGATCGGCAGCTCGACCACCATGAAGTAGCTCGCCACGCCCTGCACGCCGGTGACGGATCGGTAGATCCGCGTCTTGGTAAGATTGCGATTGGCGGTGTCGAGCGCCGTCGGCGCAGTCACGGTGATATGCCAGGTCGCATCGAGCTTGCCGGTGGCCAGCGTCGGTGGCGCGGGCGGACCTTCCTCGCCGTTGCTACTGACCCAAGTGTAACTATAGGCACGCGTCTGGTTGATCGTGCTGACACCGCCCGATGTAGATACTGTAGGCGGCACCTGGGGCTGCGGTATGCCCAGCTTGTAGGGATCGAACGGCGCGACCGGCGGCAGCTGATTGGCGTTCTTGATCATGTCGCCGGTCATGTACTTGGGATACACGCCGTCGGCCCAGTAATACCTGCCGTTGTCGTCCTGCCCGGTAACCGGGGATCTGATCACCCTTACGTTCTGGTTGACGAACTCCAGCCAGTAACTGTCGACCATGTTGTCGATGCCGGGATTGGCAATCGGAAGCCGGAAGAAACTCCGCGCCGACGGATCCCGCATGGTATGAATGGGCACCAGCGCATGCAGCGGCTCAAGCCGCCCCGACATCAGCCAGGTGTTGATCGACTGGGCACCAGCGTTCTCCGGCATCAGGCGGTTATCGACCGCCGGAAGCTCGCCGCCAAAGTTCTCCATTTTGAACTTAGCCATGGTTACTCGCGCCTAAGTCTTGATGATCCAGTTCATCAGCAGGGTCGGCTGCACGTTAGTGATGGCGTTGGTTCCGCCGGTACCACTGCCACTGAAAGAACCGCTGCCGCCGCCACTCAACGTGCCGGAAACCGCAACGGTGTCGTTTATGTATGCGTAGTTGGGACCACCCGCCGACCCTCCAGCCGAGGCCGAACCCGAAGTGATCTGGCCACCGAGGGAACCACTGACCGAGACGCTGACACTGACGCCGCCTGACACGTTCACGCTGACACCCGCCGCTTCAGTCTGCGCACCACCCGCACCTCCCAACGTGTTGCCGTCGGGCGAAATAGTTGCGCCGGTAAGTCGTGTTCCCGTCGGATCCATGCCCGCAATCACACGCCCGCGCAGGTCGGGAATATTGAAGTGCGCACCGTCGACCGCGCCAAAAGCCGTGCCAATCGCAGTAAACAGACCTGGGTAACTCGACCTCAAAAGCGAGCTACCGTCGCAGATCAGCCAACCTGTAGGTGGCGTTACTCCGGCGAAAGGCACCACGATGCCGTAGGGCAGCACCGCGCTGAACGGCAGTTCCTGGACTGCGCCTGCCCCAGCTCCAGCCGTACGTCCAAGAACAACACCGTCGGCGTCGGTCGTCGTGACGTGATCGGCGTTCCAGTTACTCGGCTTGACCAGCGTGGCGTCAGTGCCGTCCGCCTTACCCGAGACGAAGGGGTGTTTGGTGTGCATCAGGTCCAACCTTTGCGGGCGATGGTGGCGTAGCCCTGCGGGTACATCCACTTCTGCCCGCCATAGACGTTCTCGTGGAGGATCTCGCCGCGCGCCCGGCCCCGTTCGGTCATGTAGTTCTGCCAGTTGACGCGGGCGAGCTGCGGGTTCGAATAGGGTTTGGCGGGCTGCATGAACAGGTAACTCAGCGTGCAGTAGCGAAACGCATCGCGATAACGATCGATGATCCACGAGGCGTTCTCGATATCGGGCAGCGGCTGCATCGGCGACAACGGCGGGTCGGTGATGTTCTTGGCCACCGCCGCCATCCAGGTCGTCGCCGTCGAGGGCTGGTACATCAGGTTGATCGTGTCGGGCGGCTTGAACGAGATGCCCGACTGTGTCCAGCGTTTCTCGGGCCACGCCTGGGCCGGATCGAAAACCATGAGCAATCTTTCGATCGCGCCCTTACCCACCGGAGTAATCACATAGCTGCGCGTGTCGGGTGTAACGTTGAAAGCGATCTCCTCGACCCAGACATTGGTCTGCGCCATGAAATCCTCAATGGCACGCCACAGCTCCTGCATGATCACGGCATCGATCGCACCAGGAATGGAGATCTTGATGTCGTTGAACAGCCGGGCGTAGGTTGGATCGGTCGGTGTCGGCATGGTCAGCTAACGGTCAGAACCGCTCCCTTGAAAGTTTGCAGGAATGCAGCGGCACGGGCGTCCTGGGTTTGTTCATCGTCGCGCGCCTGGACGAGGCCGACGGTGTAGAAAATCAGCGGTGAGATGTATTGTTCCTCGATGCCAATCACCGCGCTCGGATCGGCCGAGTTGAACACCGGGATGACGAACTTGAGCATCAGGAAGATATCCGGTCTCATACGATAGAGATCCACCAGGCCCTGATTGAGGCAGAGAATAATACTGTCGTCCGTATAACGGTAACCCGACGAGGCCGTGTTGTCGGTGTCCTGAAGCAAAATACGTATCTGATCGAGGATGTCGCCGACACTGGTCAGCGTCTGGGTCGAGCTGTCATAGAAGCCGATCACCCAGCCATAGCCGTCGAACTCGTAGACCACACCTGTGGGAGCGGTGTACTTCTGGCCTAGTGTAGGGAGCGGCGGAAAATCGAGATCAGCCATGAGTTACTCCACCGAGTTACGCGAACCCGGTCGTCGTTCCGTTGTTGTTAATCGTCAGGCACTCGCAGCGGGCGTCCTCGATCTTCACGGTGATCGCAAGATGAACCCAGTCGTCGTACTCGTGGATGAGCTGGTCGATACCGAGCACGTCAAGATAGATTTCGAGGGCGTGGCAGACGTCGAGCGGTGTCCCAAAAGCAGGAATGATGAAGTCGGCAGCGAGCCCGGACATGTGGGCGCTGGTACTGGAGCCGCCGGTGGCACTGTTGACGGCGGGGGAACGATAGCCGCTGGTGATCTGGACGGGGTTAGCGCCGCAGATGTCGCGGACTTTTTCCATGACCTGAGCAAGCTGCTGTAGGTGGACATAAGCTTCCTCGGTCGGTGTGTTGTTCAAACCCATACGCGAGGCGGTCTGCGAGTAGGTGAACTCGGCCAAAGTGAAATGTTCACTAAGTTGTTGGGTCGGCATCACTTATCCTTCCCCCGGATACCGGCAAAGGCCAGTGCCGCCGCCAGT